GTGCCCAGGTCGTAGCGCTCGGCACGCAGCTGCAGGGCATGCTCGTCCGAGCGGTCACCCTGCAGCTCCCAGGTCTCGCCCAGCGTCTCGTTCACGAAGCCCTGCATCGGCCCGGTATCGCCCATCTCGAGCACGTGGTGGGCCTGCTCAAACTCACGCACGATGTCCGCCCAGGACCGCTGGGGGCTGTAGGCCGCCCAGATCTGGAACGCAACGTGCCGCGGAGGCCTCGCCGGCTGCCCGTGCGCGTCGCGCCACACCTGGTCGGCGCCGTACCGCAGGCCCGTCTTGATGCAGACCCACGCCCCCACCCAGGCGCGCAGGTAGTCGCCTTGGCCGATGCTCTCGCGGCAGTGCGGGCACACGTGCCGCACGGTGTCGGGCCGGCCACGCTCCCACTTGAAGCCATGGGCTACCTTCTTGCCGCCCCACAGCAGCGGATGCTCCACGCCACAGCGTGGGCAGACGATGTGGTACCGAAGATCGGCGTCGGCGGACAGGCGGCTGCGCTCCGTGTGGCACAGCCCTTTCACACGCGGCGTCGAACCGCCAACGAACTTCGGGTATGGCGCGCCCTCCAGTCGCCCGCGCGCCAGCGTGCCGGGGTCGCTCGATTTCTCGATCTGCTGGTCAAAGCCGGACCACTCGTCGAGCATGGCCACGGCCACGGTGATGCGGCGATAGGCACGAGCCGCCTTGCCACCCAGGAAGTGGGCCACGCTGTCGCGGAACGCCTTGAACTTGATCGTGTCCTCGTCGCGTCGTCCCTGACGCCGCGCCGCGCGGACTGCCGGCACGCCCGTCTGCGGGTCGAGGATAGGGTCGATCTCGCTCTTGACGAAGGAGTCACGGTCGTCGTCGGTCGGCTGCCACAGCGCCTGCTTGCGGCGACGGTGCGCGATGTTGTACGCCACGAAGGCCACGAGCGTCTTGGTGTAGCCGACGCGCTTGGACTTCTGCACGTCGACGTGCTCGATGTCGTCGTTGCTGAAGGCGTCCATCCAGCCGATCTGGAATGGCCACGACTCCCACGCCCCCTTCTGGTGGCTCGACTCACCTGCGAGCTTGAAGTGCTCTGCCGCCCAGTCGCTGAGCCGCTGCGGCGGCTCAGCGCGCAGGGTGGACAGGCCACCCGCCGCCGCCGCCTCGATCGCCCGGCGTGTCTCTCGCGCCAGACGGAATCGGGCGGCACGCGCCTGTGCCAGCGACGCCATCATTCCCCGCCCTCCGCCAGCAGCCCAGCCAGCAGCTCATCATCTCCCTCATCGGCGTCTTCCACCGTGGTGGCATCCAGGTGCTGCACCACCAGAGCGGAGGTCGCACGCACCCACTCGTTGCGCGCCGAGGCGATGATCTGCTGCACCACGGTGCGCGCGGCTTCGGGCAGATCCGGGCAGGCCTTCTTGAGCGCACCGTCAAGCTGCTCGAACCGGTCGACCACGCCCGCGGACGCCGCGGCGAGCACGTCGGCCAGGAGGCCGACTGGGGCGTACTCGCCGCGCGCCACCGCGTTCTTCATGGCCTGGCCGATGCGCTGCTCGCGCGCCAGCGCGGCGCGCTCTTGCACCAGATCCAGGCCGCCCACCTCGCCACCAACCCGCCCGGCCGCCTGGTCCCGCAGACGCTCGCAGTAGCCGACAAGCCACTGCGCCGCAGTGGCCCCGCGCTGCAACACTCCATCGCTGAGCAGCTGGCTCACGCGGGCTTCGCTTACCCCGATCATCGCGGCGAACTCGGCCTGCGAGATGGCCTGATCCATCAGGGGGAGAACCTTCACTTAACCCCCTTAGCAGCACCGCTGAACAGTCCGAGAACGGGGTCCGAACTACCCGCGGCACTGGGTGCCAGGAAGGACCCATTGACCCCCCGGGGGGTGGGGGTCGCACACGACGTCGCCGGGTTGCGATCGTTCACGGCTGCCCCCTGTGCTTGGCGGCCAGCCGCGCTGCCTGGTCTTCGATGGCTCGGCCAAGCTCCTGCCCGAGTGCGGCATTGGCTACCCGCTCCACGGTGCCGTAGAAGTCGTACCGCGGGCGGTAGCTCACAGAGCGAACGAAGAGGAGCACTGGCACCAGCTGCCCGGTTCGGCCATACCCCAGCTTGGCCCCGAAGTCCCTGCCCCTTGCCATGTAGATGCCGGGCTTCAGCTTCCCTCGTCCGGTAGGCAGTGCCACGTACTGCCCACCGGCCCGCCCGAACGCACGCCGACGCTTGTTCTTCAGCCTGGTGACGGCCTTGTCTCGCATGCCAAGGCGCACCGCCGGCAGGGTGCGGGAGTAGCCAGCCGTTATCTCGCCAGCGACCTGGCTGAGGATCTGGATGATCTGCCCTCGGCTCACGTTGCCGAAGGAGTCGAGCTTCGCCCCTGCCCCGGGCACGCTGAACCAGCCTTGCGGCATCGCGCCGAACGCCTGCAGGGCCTGCTCGAACCGCTTGACGCTGCGTGACCCACCCCGCACCTCGGGGCCGAGGTAGCGGAACGCCGGCGTGCCCGACTTGGTCCACGTGTAGTCGGCCAAGCCCACCTCCGCCTCCAGACGGTTGGCAGTAGCCATGCGCACGTACACGCCGCCCAGGGTCCAGGACGTCGGGCGATCGAACGAACTGCTCATCTCCCGGCGCGCGGCTTCCTTGGCAGCCACCGCCGCGCGCGTCAACGCGGTCGCGGTCGCTGCATTGAGCCGCCGCTCGCTGAACCCTTCCAGCAAGGCCTGCGCCGCGGTCAGGCCGGTGGTCTTGACGAAGAAGCCCATGGTCAGTCCATGCCCCCTGCGCCATAGTCGGCAGTCGCCGAGGCAGGCCGGCGCTTCGCGTCCTGCCAGCTGGGCACCTTGCCCACCCAGTCGCCGAAGCGCTGGAAGGCCCCGTCGAAGTCGAGGTGGCAGCTCCCCGTGGGGCCGTTCTTGCACTTGGCGATGATCAGCTCGGCGTAGCGCTTGAGCTCATCCGACTTCCAGTACGAGTACGGTCGCCACAGCAGGCCGATCACGTCGGCTGCGCCCTCGATGTCGCCGCTGTCGCGCAAGTCGCTAATGATCGGCGGGCCGCCGCGGCGGTCTGCCTCGCGGTTCATCTGGCTCAGCAGGATGATCAACACCTGCTCTTCCTTGGCCAGTCGCTTCAGCCCGTTGGCGATGAGGCCCAGCTCGATGTTGCGGTTGGCGCCCTCACCCTGCATGAGCTGCAGGTAGTCGATCACCACCAGGCCGAGCCCACCCTTGCGACGGCAGCGCTGCACCTTGCGGCGCACGTCCGCCAGCGACAGGCCTGCCTCGTCATCCAGCCACATGTTGAGCTGCAGCAGCTGGTGCACGCCCTCGCTCAGCCCGTCCCACATGTTCTGCGGGGCCCGTTGGGGGTTGCGGATGTCGGCGAGGTTGACTCGGCCCAGGGATGCCACATGCCGGGCCAGCAGAGCGTGGAGACTGTCCTCCTGGCTCAGGAACAGCGACGCCCGCTCCGCCGTGGCCATGTTGCGGGCCAGCGTGTTGGTGAGGGCAGTCTTGCCCATACTCGGCCGCGCGCCGATGACCCAGAGCTCGCCATCCCGGCCGCCGCCCGCCGTGAGCCGGTCCAAGCCTTCCAGGCCAGTGCCCAGGGCCTTGATACGCCCTTCGTACACGTCGGTGACGTAGTCCACGAAGCCCATGCCCAGCTCGCTCACGTGCCGCGGCTCACGCTCACCCGCCCGGCCCTCGTGCAGCGCGAGCAGCGCGGTCATGGCTCGGGCAATCACGGCATCGGCGTCGAAGTCGGCGCCACAGCGGCGCGCCTCGTCCGCCATCTGCATGCCGATGCGCAGGCACTCGCGCTCGCGCCACCGCTCCAGCAGGATCTCGGCGTAGTGCCGGGCGTGCCGCTCGCTGTAGATGCCCTGCGACAGCGCCACCAGGTCGGCCAGCGGGTGCCCGCCTGCCTCGTGCACGGTGAGCGCATCCACCGGCTTGCTGGCAGCCACGAGCGCCGCCATCGTGCCGAAGATGGCTCGGTAGTCTGGCCGGTAGAAGTGGCCCGGCTGCACCGCGCCAGCCAGCGCGTCGAACACCCGGTTGTCGGCCAGCAGCGCGCCTAGCACGGCCTGCTCGGCCTCGTCGCTATGCGGCGGCACAACGCCGTGGGGCAACGGCTCAGCCATGGGCCACCTCCCTCACGAGCGGCTCCTGGGCCTGTTGCTCGGCTACCCATGCGGCGTGCTCGGCCTGGGCCTGCAGCCCCACGGTCGTAAGCTTCGCCTGCTCACCCGGCAGGATCACCCACAGGCGGTACCAGTTGTCGCGCACCGAGTTGCGGAACGCCTGGCGCCAGCCGGCGATGCCGCGCTGCCGCTTGCCGCCCTCCAGCCGGCGCCGCTTGAACGTCCACCAGTGCAGCGCCAGGATGTCGGCGCCGATGCCCACCTGCTTGGCGTAGTCGTACACGGGGTCGTCTGCCGGGATGGCCTTTTCCCCTGCCTCCCTGCATGCGGCAAGCATCGCCTTTAGGCCAATGAGGGGCGCACCCTTCGCCCCCTCAGGGGGGTTGGGGGGTATTGGTTCCCTTGTAGGTTCAATGATGGTTAGGGGGCACGTGGTGCC